AAAAGAAATAGAAACGGACAAACAAGTTCTGGCCTCTACTCTCTTTTCATCCCTATGGAATGGAACTACGAAGGATTCATGGATACTTTTGGATTACCTGTATTCACTACGCCAGAAAATCCAAAACTCGGAGTCGACAATATCCCAATTACAATCGGAGTTATCGAACACTGGGAAAACGAAGTAGATGGATTAAAATCAGATCAAGATAGTTTAAATGAATATTACAGGCAGTTTCCAAGAACTGAAGCACATGCTTTTAGAGACGAAACAAAAAATAGTTTATTTAACTTAACAAAAATATACGAGCAAATAGACTATAACGATGAACTAGCTAATAGTTTTAATATAACTCAAGGTTCGTTTATGTGGGAAAATGGTATTAAAGACTCAAGAGTTATATTTATGCCAAACAAAAATGGTAGATTTATGGTTTCATGGGTTCCTCCGGTTCATTTGCAAAATAAAATAATAAATAAAAATGGAACTAAACACCCTGGAAACGATCATATCGGAGCATTTGGTTGTGACTCTTATGATATTAGCGGCACTGTCGACGGTAAAGGGTCTAATGGATCATTACATGGACTGACAAAGTTTTCAATGGAAGACGCACCGCCAAACCACTTTTTTTTAGAATATATAGCTAGACCTCAAACTGCTGAGATATTTTTTGAAGAAGTATTAATGGCTTGTCATTTTTACGGAATGCCTATACTAGCAGAGAACAATAAACCTAGATTACTGTATTATTTTAAAAGAAGAGGATATAGAGGTTTTTCAATAAACAGACCGGATAAAGTTTGGAATAAGTTGTCTACCACAGAAAAAGAAATTGGTGGAATACCTAACTCGAGTGAAGATATTAAACAAGCACATGCTGCTGCTATAGAAAGCTACATAGAAGATTATGTAGGCCAGAAAGATAATAGCTGTGGAGACATGTATTTTCAGAAAACATTAGAAGATTGGGCAAGTTTTAACATTAATAATAGAACAAAACATGATGCTTCCATTAGTTCTGGTTTGGCTATAATGGCTTGCAATAAAAATAGATATACACCTACGGCAAAAAGATTTGTAAAATCTTTAAATTTAGGTATAAAAAAATACGATAACACTGGCTACATTTCAAAAATAATATAAATGAATATAATTCCTAACGCTAACACTACAAGTTCTTTTCCTAGTCAAGTCGTTTCTGACGGAGAAAAAGCTACTTACGATTATGGATTAAGAGTAGGTAGAGCCATTGAAAATGAATGGTTTAGAAATGACAGGGGTTGGTATGATAGATTTAACACAAATTATAACAACTTCCATAGATTAAGATTATACGCTAGAGGAGAGCAGTCTATTCAAAAGTATAAAGATGAAATGTCAATAAATGGAGATTTATCATACTTAAATTTAGATTGGAAGCCCGTTCCTATTATACCTAAATTTGTAGATATTGTTGTCAATGGCATGTCACAACGTAATTATGCTATAAATGCTCAAGCTCAAGATCCGAGCTCTGTAAAGAAAAGAACTAATTTTGCAGAAAATTTATTAATAGATATACAAGCAAAAGATTTTATAGAAAAAGCTCAAAAACTAACTGGCATAAACGTTGCTTTTGGACAAGACTTAGATAATCCACCCAGAGATAAGGAGGAACTAGATGTCTACATGCAAATGACTTATAAGCAGTCTATTGAAATAGCTGAAGAAGAACTAATAAATAATGTTTTAGCAAAAAATAGATTTGAATTAACTAGAAGAAGATTAAACTACGACTTAACAGTATTAGGTATAGGTTGCGTAAAAACAACATGGAATAGATCTGAAGGTATAGTATTAGATTATGTAGATCCATCTAGTTTGGTTTATTCCTATACTGAGGATCCTAATTTTGAAGATTTATATTATGTTGGTGAAGTTAAAAATATTAGTCTTTCAGAGCTAGTTAAACAGTTTCCCCAGTTGACACCTTCTGAAATAGAAGAAATACAAAAATATCCAGGCAATCAAAATTATACTAGAAACTGGAGTGGTAGATACGACGGTAATACTGTTCAGGTTTTGTACTTTGATTATAAAACATATACAAATCAAGTATTTAAAATAAAAGAAACTACAGCTGGATTAGAAAAAGCATTAGAAAAGCAAGATACTTTTTTAGACGCACCAGAAGGAGACAACTGGAAAAAAGCTCATAGATCTATAGAGGTTTTGTATAGTGGCGCTAAAATACTGGGTCATCCTATGATGTTAAAATGGGAAATGTCTGAACATATGACAAGGCCAACTTCTGACATTTGTAAAGTAAACATGAATTATAATATTTGTGCTCCTAGACTTTATAAAGGTAGAATAGAATCTATCGTAAGTAGAGTTACAGGTTTTGCTGATATGATTCAAATTACTCATTTAAAACTTCAACAAGTATTGTCTAGAATGGTTCCTGACGGTGTATTTATGGATATAGATGGAATTAATGAAGTTAACTTAGGTAATGGAACTAGCTATAATCCGCAAGAAGCTTTAAATATGTATTTTCAAACTGGTAGTATAGTTGGAAGATCTTATTCTCAAGATGGCGGTATGAACCCAGGTAAAGTACCAATACAAGAGTTAAACAGCTCTAACGGTATGGCTAAAATTCAATCTTTAATACAAACTTATGAGTATTATTTAAAGATGATAAGAGATGTAACTGGACTTAACGAGGCTAGAGATGGAACGTTGCCTGACAAGCAATCTTTAGTTGGTTTACAAAAGCTAGCAGCTGCTAATTCTAATGTAGCCACAAGGCACATACTTCAGTCTAGTTTATATATAACGTTAAGAACTTGCGAAAATATATCGCTTCGTATAGGTGATTCTCTTATGTTTCCACTTACAAGAATGGCTTTGCAACAAAGTATATCTAATTATAACGTGGGCACTTTAGATGAGTTAGTTAATGCTAGTATTCACGACTTTGGTATATACTTAGATCTAGAGCCAGATGAAGAAGAAAAAGCTTTATTAGAACAAAATATACAAATAGCGTTAAAAGCTAATTTAATAGATTTAGATGACGTTATAGATATTAGACAAGTTAAAAATCTAAAGTTAGCTAATCAATTTTTAAAAGCTAGAAAAAAAGCTAAAGCGGAAAAAGATCAAGCTCAACAAGAGCGAATGGTTCAAATTCAAGCTCAAGCCCAAGCTCAAGCTGCAGAACAAGCAGCTATGGCTGAGACACAAAAACAACAAGTGCTAACTGAGCAAAAGGTTCAATACGAACAAGCTAGAACTCAAATGGAAGTTTCTAAAATAGAAAGAGAAGCTGAAATAAAGAAAATGCTTATGGAGCAAGAGTTTCAATATAATCTTCAACTAGCAAAAGCTAGAGTACAAACAGATAGAGATAAAGAACAATTTATTGAAGATAGAAAAGATAAAAGAACTCAAATACAAGCTACACAACAAAGTGAATTAATTTCACAAAGGAAAAATAATTCATTACCAAAGAATTTCGAATCCGCTGGTAATGACAATTTAGATGGATTCGGTTTAGAGCAGTTTATGCCTAAATAATTTTTGTTAACTATTATATTATATTATGTCAAAAGAAATAAAAGAAGAAGGCGATTTTAAAATGCCGGAAAAAAAGAAAAAAGGTAGACCAAAAAAACTAGTCTCCTCTGAAGACACGGTTAAAGTTGAATTAAATAAAAAAGAAGATACTGCTCAAGAGTCAGAAGTAACAAAGGTTGTTTTGTCATCTGCAGAAGAAAGTGAGGAGACAGAAAAAGAACCTAATGCGCAACCGCAAATAACGGAGCAAGAACACAGCGCCGAAGATACTAAAAAAGAGATACAAAACATTATTGAAATAACAGAAGAAGAACCTGTCAAAGAAGAGTTAAAAACAGAACCTTTTGTTGAAGATAAAATTGATTTGCCTGAAAACGTAGATAAACTTGTATCTTTTATGAAAGAAACTGGTGGAACAGTAGAAGACTACGTTAGATTAAATGCTGATTATTCTAACATTGATGAAACTGCTTTACTTAAAGAATATTACAAACATACAAAGTCTCATTTAAACAATGAAGAAATAAACTTTGTATTAGAAGATAGTTTTTCTTACGACGAAGAAGTCGATGAGGAAAGATATGTGCGTAAAAAGAAACTCGCATATAAAGAAGAAGTTGCAAAAGCCAAGAACTTTTTGGAAGACTTAAAGGGTAAATATTACGATGAAATCAAGTTGAGGCCAGGTATTACTCAAGAACAACAAAAAGCAACTGACTTTTTCAATAGATACAACGAAGAACAGAAAATGGTGAGACAGCGACACGATAGGTTTAAGAACAATACTAATAGTTTTTTTAATAATGATTTTAAAGGTTTTAATTTCAATGTTGGAGATAAAAAATTTAGGTATAACGTTTCTAACACCGATAACGTTGCTAACAGCCAATCTGACTTAACTAATTTTGTTGGGAAGTTCCTAAATGATAAAGGAGAAGTTAAAGATTTTGCTAGTTATCATAAAGCCATCTACGCTGCTGAAAACGCGGATACAATAGCTAATCATTTCTATGAGCAAGGTAAAGCCGATGCTGTAAAGGATATGATGGCTAAATCTAAAAATATATCATCTGAACCGAGAACTAGTTCAACGACAGGAGATGTTTATATTAATGGGTTAAAAGTGAAAGCGATTACAGGCGCAGATAGTTCTAAGTTAAGAATAAAAACAATAAAAAAATAAAACTTAAAACTAAATTAAAATGGGATTAGATATAACTAATGCTCCAGGATTAATACCACACCAGAAAAAACAAGCGTTAGATACTAACTACTTGTCTTTTAACGGTGGTAGTGGAACTGGTGACAGTGATTCTTTCGCTCAACAATACTTACCAGAATTGTATGAAGCGGAAGTCGAGAGATTTGGTAACAGAACGTTACAAGGTTTCTTAAGAATGGTTGGCGCTGAAATGCCAATGACATCGGATCAAGTGATTTGGTCTGAACAAAATAGATTACACGTTTCTTATTATTAACAGTTCCAGTCGAAGACGGAAAACAATGTGTTATTAGAGTCGGTGCTACAGTTGTTATTTCAAATGGTTTAAACACTGTAAAAGCTAGAGTATCTGCTGTAGGAGCTGCGACTGGTAGTGGTGCTTCTAGAATTGCTAACGTTACTTATGAAACTTATAAAGTTAACGATGGTAGCTCTTTAGGTACTACAAGTGGTGCTTTAAAGATCTTTGTGTACGGTTCTGAATTTGCGAAAGGTACTAATGGTATGGAAACAGTAAACACAGCTGGTGCTGCAGTTGCTGCTATTCAACCTGATTTTACTCAGTTTAGCAATAAGCCAATTATACTTAAAGACTTTTATGAAGTTTCTGGTTCTGACACTGCTCAGATCGGTTGGGTTGAAGTTGCCGCTGAAGATGGAACATCTGGATACTTATGGTACTTAAAAGCTGAGTCTGAAACTAGATTGAGATTTGAAGATTATCTTGAAATGTCAATGGTTGAAGCTGAGAAAAAAGGATCTAGTACTTCAGGTCTTTCTGTTGAAGGTTCAGAAGGTATGTTTGCTGCTATCGAAGCTAGAGGAAACATTTATAATGATTTCGCTGGTGCTGCTGCTCCTGGTTCAGGTGCAATGGCTGACTTTGATGCTATACTTAAGCAATTAGACAAACAAGGTGCTATTGAAGAAAACATGTTATTTTTATCAAGAGCTACTGCTTTAGATTTTGATGATATGATCGCTGCTATGAACGGATCTTATGCTTCAACAGGTGCTGCTTCTTATGGTTTATTTAACAACGACGCTGATATGGCTCTTAATTTTGGATTCTCTGGATTCAGAAGAGGTTCTTATGACTTCTACAAAACTGATTGGAAATATCTTAATGATGCTTCTACAAGAGGTTTAACAGAAGACATTGATGGAGTTTTAATTCCAGCTGGAACAACTACTGTTTATGACCAAATGATGGGATCTAACATTAGACGACCATTTTTGCATGTAAGATATAGAGCTTCAGAAGCTGATGATAGAAGATATAAATCTTGGGTTGTTGGTTCTGTAGGTGGTGCTTACACATCTGGATTAGATGCGATGCAAATACACTTCTTATCTGAAAGATGTTTAGTAACTCAAGCTGCGAATAACTTCGTATTGTTTAAGTCTACTGTATAATTATTAACATTTTAAAGAATAGAAATTATGGGAATGATTAAATTAGTTAGTAACGACGTAGTAATTCAATACACTACAGGATACAAATGTACAATTGCTGGAGCTAGTAACTTAGCTCAAGGTGATGTAGATTCATGTCTTGCAGGTATAGATAAAATGAACGGGGCTTCTGGTCCAGCTACAGAAATAATAGCTTTAAGTTCAGCTGTGACTGGAACTACAGTTGCTTCATTGTAGCAAAAACAATAATAAGATCCCGCTTCGGCGGGGTCTTTTTTAATTATTATATTATATTATATTATGGAAACAAAAGAAAAGAAAAAACCTGAGGTTGTAAAAGACACTTGGGAAATTAA